GTAGAGCCATTCCCACACAGGATGTCCATGAACACACCCCCTGGGGGAATGATGAGTTTGATGAACCATCGTAGAAGTGCTACAGGGGGATGAATACCCCCTGTCCCATACAGATGTGAGATTACATCCCTGACTTCGTACCCTGCATCTTCAACGGCTAGACTAGACCAGTGGAAAGTTTTGGAGCAACTTCCTAGGACAAGGTGTGCTCCTGGTTTCAATACCTGGAATAAGGCACTGAGCCGAGCTTCCAGCCAGGGCATCCATTCCGACCTGGGTCTATCTGCCGGGGCATAGACCACAGCCCCATCCAGGGAGTTAGGGGGGATGGATTGGATAGCCTCCAGGGCATCAGCCTGGATGATTGCCCACCGTCCATTCCCCTCCAGGACATCACTGAAGGAATTCTTTGGGGGTGTTGATTCAGGTACAGGATAGAAGGCAGACCCTAGAAGGGTGGGGTCATAAGCGAACACCGGGAAGAACCTACTAGCCCCACCTGTGTCTCCATAGGAGGCCCTGGGCTCCCCGGCTCTATCCCGCATGATGAACGTGCCCATGTTCCCAGGATGAGGGTTCTTATGGTGGGGTTCTATCTTACCTGTGGGACAATCCCCACTTTGGGCATTCATGGTTGCTACAGGGCAACCCTCTGTACAAGCCCAGTCCTCGACAGTCTCCTTCCCTACAAGAGTCTCTGGCCCGGTCCCTTGGACTTGTTTGTGACCCAAGAGTCTACAACCCGGAGAATGGGTGAGCATCAGGTTGCTGGGCCATCTACCTGTCTGAACCACAGCTTCATGGGGGTGTTCTACTGCATTCCCAAAGTACTTGGCACCATCCGTAAACCGATAGGTAGTGACTTTGGCATCCCCGATTCGACAGGCATCAACGTGTAGAGCACCCACACCCCATTTGAGGATGTTCTCTACTACAGTAGATTCCGAGAGGGGTTTTCTGCCTAGAATCCATATCTCTTGGTTGGGCTTCATGTCCCTGTCCAAGTCACTCCAAGAGAACGTAGGAAAGAACCTACTAGCACCACCATTGTCATCGTACCCCTGACTCCCTGGGTGCCCCATGGAGGGCATGAACTCTCCGCTACGGTTATTCGCATGGTGTGGAGCTACATAGGTAGTCTTCCGCTCCCCACTCTGGGCATCTATCTCAGCTACGGGGCATCCTTCGGCACACTCCCGGGACTCGACCGTCTCCATGCCATCTCTATCCGCATGGTGGATGGAAGGCGTTCCAAGAGGGTTGCCAATAGAACCAAGGGCAACACCGGCATAACCACCAGTCCGGGTACCTGCCAAGTAAGTGGAAGGCCCACTCTTGACCCTCTTCTGCCCGTGGTACTGGCATTCAGCAGAATGTGTCAGCACTAGGTTGCTGGGCCATCTACCCGAAGGTTGCTGGAACTCCCCAGCACCCCCTAGTCTCTTGTATCTCCAACCTTCGTAACCATCACTCCGATCTTCTCCTTCTTTGGCATAAGCCCCGCCAATGAGATTCTCAGAGGTTGCCACCCTGGTAGCATCTATGTTGATCCCACCAACTCCCCACTTGACTACGTTCTCAGCCACGGTTCCTTCGGACAAGGGTTTCCGAGCGAGAATCCAAGTCTCCTGGTTAGGTGTACCGCTTGCCATCCCACACCCGGTTACGGAGAATATCCCTGACATCCTTCTGGAGAGTCTCCAGCGGGAACTTGTGGACCAATCTCAGATGCTTCTTGATAGCAGGCTTGGATTTTCCTCTCACCCCACGGGCTAGACCATGCTTCTCACAGATAGCCTGGGCTTCCCTTCTCCACAGGAGATTGAAGAGAGGTACCCAGTTCACCCTGGGGTTGACCCCTCCAGGACGGACCTCGGTGATGGAGACCTCTGTATCGACCGTTTGAGCCACCCAGACGGCCACCCAGGGCTCTAGGAGAGCCACAGCCTTGTCCAAGTGCCTACCCCCTACAACGAGGGTTACACGGTCGCAAGTTTGCCGGTAGGACTCCATCTGTTTCTGGAGTCTCGTCAGGGAGTCCACATCAGACTTAATTTCGTAGGCATGAATCTCAGTGTCAGAGATGGTGAGGACATCTACAATCGACCTCCAAATAGGCATCTCTTCCCTAATCCAGAGACCCTGCACTTCAGACAGGCAGGCCAGGAGAGCCTTCCTGATAGCAGGGTCATCCAGGGGAGACATACGGGGGTTTACTCTATTGGTTGGAAATGACGGTAATTGTAGCTACGTTATCTTCGATGACCAGCTTCGTGAAGTAGAGACTCTCCAGAGGGTTGTCATCCCAGACTCCCCAACGATCCTTCTCCCGGTAGACCTTCCGGTACACCTTTGCCAGTGTCCAAAGAAAGTATCCTAGGGTCATCTTGGGATGAGGGGGTGCTAGCTTGTGACTCAAATAGGGAGAGACCGTGACCCTAGCTGTCTTTGAGAAGGGGTACCGAAGGTCAACCGTAAGATCCCTGACAGGGAGAAACCAACTAGTACCATGAGGAATGATAGGATTTTCTTCCCAAGTCCTATTCAAATAGGTTCCAGAGATTACCTCTGTAGCCTGAGCTAGCTTCATCTTCCCCAGGGAAGCTACATTGACGTTCAGGTAGATGGTGAAGAATCTGTATGGATAAGTCAAATCCTTCGGGAAGTCTCTCCTGATAGGCATTGGCTTGTATCCACACTCCCTGATGGTTCTTTTCCAGGAGTAGGCAATCTTGGTAGGTTTCTTGAGCTTCGGTTCTTCCATCCCAAATAGGACTGATTGATTCACTTGTTCTGGGATCACCTTACCTGTATCAAGGCTAACAGGGAGTCCAAGTGTTTCTACCTTGGTGTTGAGTGTGGGTTTTAGTCTCTCAATTTCAGATAGGATGGTTCTACTTACTTCTTCTGGATTGGAGGTACCCACACTGATGTTTACACAAACAGGGAGTATGATCTCCGTTGAGGTTCCTGTTGGAACCTCTGGGATTTCTACTTTGGTAGGTTCTTCAGGAGGAACCTCCGAGACACCTTTGAAGGAGCAATTGAAAGTATCTCCTTCAATTCCTTCTACCTCTACTACAGGAGGATTCCCAGTAATGTTCATTCCAGAATTCAACAGTCTATCTACTTCGTCCATACCTACACCTTACACCTATCATGGGATTGTGAGTTCTGAATCTGGTTTCTGATATCCGTCTGTCAATGTCTCCCGATCCTTGTTAATAGTAGTAGTTAATGTTGATTGGGGATACCTTTAGGTATCACCATCAACGAACACTTAAGCATCTACATCTACATCAACATCTACTAGAGTGTCAGCAACTACTAGAACTAGTAGTAGGGCTGAGACACCTATCCGGGATACTGACAAAACCATAGGTGTCAGTCTATGTGTCCTATCAGGTTTCTATGTAGGTAGGTGTGTCTACAAAATCAAAAATCGACAGACTCGGTAGGTTGGCTGTTAGCGTAACAGAGGTTGAGAGCCCCTCTCCCCTGTCCTGAGACGAGGAGTGAGACCGACGCCCATTAGCAAGGAAGACCGACGTAACGGAAACCTGAAAAGGTGAATGTTGAAGGTCCAAGATGAAGAACTTCAATCTGTGGGAAGTTCTTCATCGAGGGTGGTCTAGCTGAGATGTTGTAGTCCCCCAGTAGGGGACTACCTGGGGCTCTTGAACACAGGGGATACGAAAGTTGGATCTGGGTTGTCTCTGGTTGAAACCATGACAGTGCAGAACTTCATTGATCTTGACCTTCAAGGGCCGAAAACCCGCTGGGAAGGCACGGTAATGAAGTTTGTTGATTGTCATTGGGGAACAACCAAAGCCTACTTGGATTCTTCTGACTTGTTTCCGTGTGTTCAAAAAAATGCCCAAATTCTCGGAGTTATGAACCGAGAAGGAGGGATGGGTCAAATACCAAGCTTCACCCGCCCATCGACCAGACCCGCACGCAAAGATGCCTTGTCTGGTCGTCGGAAGGGGCTAGGGGACGGGTCAGTAACGATTGGGTCCCCCCGGCAGGTAACCTCCCGCTTCGACCACAGAATCTCAACCGAGATGCCCTATCGAGGGCTGCGAAGTCTCCAGAGCGGCATATCCAAGGACCGGAGCCCCAGGGCCTCCGGGTGTAGGACTTCCGCTATCTGGTTCAGGGGTCGGGTGCCAGAACTAACCTCTTGCCGGTGCCCTCAAATTCAACTGCTATCACTACCAGTACACCATCAACCAACGCTTAAGCTTCTACATCTACTTCAACTTCTACTAGAGTTTCAGCAGCTACTAGTACTAGTAGTATCAACACTGACGTTGGCCTACACTGTAGGACTGTCAGTAACCCCGGTGATTGGAGGTCATCCGTCCTGAACCAACGGATGATACGGGAAGGTCTGGGGAGTGAGGCTCGGGAGCTTCCCTAGGGGTTTTGACCCCAGAGATCACCTAGTTGAAGGCTAAGACCAACTAGGCTCCAATCGAGTTTTTGGATGGATGATGTACCTCTGGAGGCTAGGTCTCCGATAGGTGTTCTTTATCCTACAGGGGTAAGAGGCACATGGAGATACCAGCTAGGGGTACGCCCAACTTGAAGGGCCTTGCGGAGGATTGCTGGGCGATCCTCTTAGGGCAGGGTTATGTCATTTTTCCGGCTTCGGATCATGCAGCCCCAGCCCCCAGGGCAATTTTCCAGGGTCCTAGGAATTTCTCCCGGAGTTGGTCTGGGGATGTATGGGAACGGTTGGCAGTCCCTACCCTGGATTCCTTCCAGGCTCCTTGGACATCCCCAATCCCGACTCCTATCCAACCCCCGACCTTCGATCAGGTCTATGCCCAGGTTCTCTACTTCAACCAGTCGATTTCAGGTTAAGAAATGACTCTCCCGTGGTAAACAGGTTACCATGATCATCGGGCATTTCTCAGACCTACACGGGCATCTTGATCCCTTGCTGGAGAGCAAGGGAAATCCTGACCTGTGGGTCGCAACGGGAGACATCTTCCCAAATTTCACACGGGGTCATGCCCAGGTTGAAGTTGGATACCAAACCAAGTGGTTTTCCCTCCATGCACGGGATCTACTTCTCAGGTTGGATGGTGTCCCCCTCTTGTCCGTCCCAGGGAACCATGACTGGGTAGACTTTGCCAAGCTGCTCTCTCGGCATGGTCATCCAGCGTACTCAGTGACTCCCAAGGGAATTTATCTCATGGGTCACAAGTTCGCTGGGTTCCCCAATATCCCAATCATCGCTGGTGAGTGGAACTATGAAGCACCCTCGGTGTACCTCGCTGCGTTGGTGAAGATGACCATGGCAAGTAAACCAGACATTCTTGTCACTCATGCACCCCCGGATGGAATCTTGGATATGGGTGGTCCAGAGGGCCATACCGGAGGGATTGCAGCCCTGACTGGTGCTTTGGCTTATACTCACCATAACGTCAAGGTTCATCTATTCGGTCACATACATGAGGCGGGACAAGAGAGTGTGGAAGAGATGGGTATTCAGTTCTACAATGGCTCGATGGGGGTAAGATTCATCGAGATACCTTGATGGAAACCTCTGTTATTCTGTTTCACGGTCCCAATTCCAACAACATCTGTGTGAGTAGTGCTGAAAAGTACGGTCCACAGGTCTGTCCTCCATTAGGAGCCGAAGGGCTTACACGGCAGGAGGCAAGGGACGCTGTGAAGCTTCTCATGTCTCCCTCTGTAGGGGGCAAGGCTTCACTTGTTGTAGGCCCCTTGGAGGACTCCACACTGGGGAGTACCGACGTGCTCCTGAAGATTCTGGAGGAACCCTATCCTTCGGCCCCTCGGCTTTTCCTATGGACACGGGACTTGGGCTCAGTGTCTTTCACTATTCGCTCCCGGTGCCTGCATCAATGGTGTCCTGGAGTAGATGCAGTCTCGGACCTCACTGATGTAGCAACTGAGATGATAAGTTCTCTCCTACGGGAAGAGATTGCATCCATTGTGTTCATGGTCCTGGATGCCAAGGGAAGAGAAGAAGACCTACTCCGGGAGTGTGTTCGGTTGGTATCAGAGAAGGATTTTGCAAATCTCAAGGTCTTTTCATTCTGGGCAAGGGCCCGGAAACTTTTGAGGTCCGAAGCCAAGCTCACGGCTTCACAGGTGGTGTCCTGTTTCCTGGGTGATGGTCTATGAGCGAGGCTCCTCTTCTTCTGGTTTCCGGGTCAGATGACTTTCGGAGAGAGCGTCTAGTACGTCAGGTACTCAAGCGACGGGTCTCTACAGGTTGGAATTCTGAAACCATCCAGGGGGATGACCCTGGATTGGAAACAGCACTGGCAACAATTGGTGTTCTCTTCGCTGAGAAGCGAGTGATCGTTGTTCAGCATCCTGAGAAGGCGTCCCTACCCATTCTCCGGGATCAGTTGGACAACCCTAACCGGGATGTTCTCTTGGTGTTGAACCATGAGGGTGAAATCAAATCATCTTCTCTGTTCCACAAGAACTTCGTATCCAAGCTTCCGTCTGGGGTTACCCAGAATTTCACTGAAGTACCTTCATACAAGGCAACCGAGAGTGCCTACCAATTCGTACAAGAAGAGGTCAAGTCTCTTGGCTACCAGATTGGAGAAGATATTGCTCTGATGCTGGTACTGAGGATGGGCTCTGACCTTGGGATTCTCTCGTTCGAAATCCTGAAGGCATCTTTACTCACCAAGCCCGGTGAGTTTCTGACAATAAATACCTTCAAAGCTACCATGGCACCCCTCTTGGATCTGGGTGGGCAACCTCTCATGGATGCTATCTCCAGTGGGAACCTCAAGGTGACTCTGGCAGAGTTGAGACGTGTTCAACTCTATGGTGGGTCGGACCCAACCATTCGTATCTGTGGGGCATACCTAGCACCAGCATTCTTGAGATGGTTAGCTGCGGTACATCTCCATCAGTCCGGTGTGTCTTCCAAGAGTGCCGCCGAAAGAGCTTCGGCTAACCCGTGGTACTGGGAGAACAAAGTGCTCCCTCCTGCCCTCCGTTGGGGGTACAAGGGGTGTAGAATGCTAGTGGAGTCCGTAGCTGAAGCGCAGTCGTCTGTGTTCCGGGGGGCGTTGTCACCGTGGAACCTCCTAGAAACTGGGCTGATAAGGGCTTTTCGGGCCAAAGCATAGAGGTTAGACCCCTCTCGTTGCTTCCCTTATTGACTCCGAAGGGGTAATCCTCGGAAGCATAGTGGTCTTCCGTGGTGTGGGTTTATGGGGGATGCACCCCCACTTCCACCAATCACCACTTTCAAATCGCAGGTAGTCTCATGTTGAGAACTGGCGAAGTCGCCCCTCTATCATCTGAAACCATGTCTGAAAGACATTCCTCAAGCTACTTGAATACGTATGAGTTCCCTAATGTGCTTAGTGAGTTCGTCTACGTCAGAACCTACAGTAGGTGGATGGAAGAAAAGGCTCGACGGGAGTTCTACCCAGAGTCAGTTCGAAGGTATACCAGTAACATCTTCAAGGGAAAGCCAGTTCCCCCCAGTATCACACAGGAATGTGAGCAAGCTATCCTGGATATGGATGTGATGCCATCCATGCGAGCTCTCTGGGCAGCGGGCACAGCGATGGAGAGGGATAACACGACTGGCTACAACTGTCTCGGGTCAGAGACAGAGTTCATCACACAACAAGGTGTCCGTAAGTTCTCTGACTTTAGGGACGGGGATAGTGTCACTGTTTTAACACATACAGGGTCTTGGAAGCCTGCAATTGTTCACAGTTATGGGCAACAGCAGTTGTTCAATATCACATTTGTTCGTGGACGTTCAACCTACACTGTTCGTGCTACACAGGATCACCAGTGGATTCTGGAAGATGGGGGTAGGACAAATAATCTCAAGGTGAAGGATCAGATCCTACGCACCCCTAAAATGGTTGAGGGGTGTTGGGACTGGGATGCTTTCACTGTGAAAGATATCCAGAAGTCCTCGGTCGAGACGGTGTGGTGCCTGGAAGTGGAAGACGACCATTCCTTCGTCCTTCCCAATGGTATTGTGACCGGGAACTGTAGTTTCTTACCCATAGACAACCTGAAGGCATTTGCAGAAGTCCTTTACATTCTCATGTGTTTCCACCCGGACACAATGGTCAAGACCAAGGTTGGGGACAAGAGGATCTCTGAGATCACTCCCGAGGATGAGGTTGCCACCTACATCTTGGAGACAGGCAAGACTACCTACATCAAACCAGAACATATCATGTGTAACCCCACCATTACATCCCCTAAGCTCCGTCTCACCTTTGATGATGGGCATGATGTGACGTGTACGGAGGACCATCTATTTTACACACATAACAGGGGGTGGGTGAAGGCTGTTGATCTCACTGAGGATGATGAACTGTGAACAGCAGGGTTTGGAATTACTCTGTCTATAGGCTTACCTGTCAGGAGACAGGCAAAGCTTATGTAGGGGTGACTCGAAAGCATCCTGAAAAGCGATGGCAGGAACATCTCTATGCTGCCGCTCGTGGGGCATCAACCATTCTTCATCGGGCGATTCGTAAACACGGTTTTGATTCATTCTATCAAGAGGTACTTCATACGGGTACCGGAACACATGAAGAGATGTTTGCTGCTGAAGTGGCATACATCTCTCAGTGTAATACCCTAGTACCTAGAGGATACAACCTCACAAGAGGGGGAGAGGGCACTTCTGGTCACAAGATGTCGGCTGAAGGTAAGGCACGTTTGTCTGCCCTCCACAAGGGCATGAAAGCATCTCCTGAGACTCGGGCCAAGATGAGCCAGACCCGTAAGGGTCGTCCATTTTCAGAAGCAGCTAAGTTGGCATCTTCGGAATCCCAACGGGACTCCAAGAATCACCGTTATGGGAAGCACAACACGGAAGAGTGGAAGGCTGTCCTACGGGAGAAGAACTCTGGGGCAGGAAACCCATTTCATGGATGTCATCATTCTGAAGAATCCAAAATTCAGATTCGTCAGTCGTTACAAGCCCGTGATTTTTCAGGGTCTCACAACCCTTCTGCACGCACCGTGGTTGCTCATGGTGTGACCTATTCAACTATGAAGGATGCAATGACGGGTCTTAACCTTAAAGGTTACGGTGCCCTCTATCGTTTGTTGTCTGATAACAATTCCGGGGTTTCCATCGTGGAGAAGAATCAATGAGACTTGTCAAGAAGGAAAAGATCGAACAGGATGGGCTCCGTTACTGGGACCTTTCTATTCCTGGTACACACAATTACATCCTCTCCAATGGGGTAATTGTACACAATTGTGGGACAGGGGTTGGGTTTTCTGTTGAGAGAACATTCGTGAACAATCTTCCTGTTGTTGCCTTCCCTACTGAAAACATCCCGATCACGCATATCATCGAAGACTCTACTGAGGGTTGGGCTGATGCTTTGTATGTAGCAATGACGGAAGCTCACAGGGGGAACAGGGTTCATTTCGACTATTCCCAGATTCGTGAGAAAGGTGCAAGGCTGAAGACCAAAGGAGGAAGGGCATCAGGCCCCATGCCTCTCAGGAAGGTCTTTAACTTCATTCGTGATACCGTAGGTAAGGCAGCAGGTAGGTGTTTGAGGCCCATTGAATGTCATGACATTGTCTGCATGGAAGCAGAGATTGTCATGGTGGGTGGTTTCCGCAGGGCCTCCCTCATCTCTTTCTCCGACCTGGATGATCTGGAGATGCGTCAGGCCAAGGACTTCACCAAGGGAGATGTGCCCAAGATTCGGTACATGGCAAACAATTCTGTGTACTACGAAGGTAGGCCGACAGAGGAACAGTTCTGGACAGAGTGGGATTCCTTAGCCAAGTCTGGTTCTGGGGAACGGGGTTTCTACATTGCTTCTGACTCTTCCATCAAGAAGCGTGGGGGACACAAGTTCCGGTGCAATCCGTGCGGGGAGATCAAGCTTCGTTTCCGCAGGGCCTTGGACCCCTGGACTGGTGCCGGTGGGGCCGGGCAGTTCTGCAATCTTACCGCAGCCGTGATGCGAGCCAACGATACGATTCAGACAATGGCTCGGAAGATTCGGTTGGCTACATGGTTGGGTTGTGTCCAGTCAACCTATACTCATTTCCCGTACCTACGTTCAGGTTGGACTGAACTCTGTAATGAGGATCAGTTGATCGGAGTAGACATCACGGGTCAGTGTGACAACCCAAAGCTGTCCAACAACCCTACTGCGATGCTCTATTTCAATCAGGTTGCTAGAGAGACTGCCAAGATCGCTTCAGATACCCTTGGAATCAACTACCCGGCAGCAATCACCTGTGGGAAGCCTTCTGGCAACTGCCGACCCTGGTATGCCCTGACCACAACAAATGTAGGATTGCTTACACTTCAGGATCTTTTTGAGCACCACCCTAACGGCCAGGATTGGGCACCTTTGCAGCAGGACATTCATGCAATTCGTCCTGGTGAGGATGCACAGAAGATCCTTCGCACCTATGATAATGGGGAAAGCCCTCTGGTTAGGTTGAATCTCCTTTATGGGCTGTCAGTGGAAGCCACACCCAACCACAAGTGGTTTGTTAAATACAGGGTCGGTCCAGGCAGGAAGACCACTGACGTTCATGACTGGGTGCCTGCTAAGGACATCCGTCCGGGAGACGTGCTGGAAGTCAAACTGGGTACTTACACACGGGAGGACCATGCCAAGCTGTCTACTTTCAATTCTCGTGCGTGGCACATGGCAACCAGTGCCAAGCCTATCCGTACCCCAGGGGAACTGAACGAGGACATGTGTTGGTTCCTTGGGTACTTGTGGGGAGATGGGGCAATGTCCCCTGGGGGTTTCCGTTTCCGGTTCACTGACGAGCATGTTTGGAATCTTACCAAGGTCCAACGTGTGCTCATGGATCAGTTTGGGCTGGAGTCCACCCTAGCAAACCCCAAGGGACGCAAGGACTATACGTTGGACTTTGCATCCGTGCATTTGTGGCACTGGTTGCTGGAGAATGGGGTGTTCAAGTATAATGCAGAGGGTGGTGTGGATATCATTCCTCGGGTGGTGCGGTCTTCCTCCAGAGATGACATCATTGCGTTTATGGCGGGTATGTTGGACTCCGATGGATGGGCTGGATACAAGCGTCAAGGGCTTGGGTCTTTCACGTTCACTACTGCAAGCTCTCTGTTGGCACGGCATCTTCAGGATGTGGCTTGGGCCGTAGGGTTGGGGGTTGGCCGGTCCCTGAACAGTCTCGGGTCTAGTTTTCAGACAAGACGGGAAATGTATCTATTGGGTTGCAGTTCCCAGGTTGATCCCGGAGCGTTTGATGTGTTGCTGCGGAACAGTAACAAAGTTCAACGGGTAGCAGAGGGTGGACGGTTCAAGGACTGGGAATGGCGTCAGGCCAAGCGGGAATACCACGTTGGTCGGGTGGTGTCTGTTGAGGAAACCCTTCCGGTTCCTACATTTGATATTGAAGTGGATGCAGACCATTGGTACTACGCTGGATCAGTGAAAAGCCATAACTCCTCCCAGTTCCTTGACTGTGCCTCTGGGTTCCATCCTCGGTATTCCAAGTACTACTTCCGTCACGTTCGGATTTCCTCCAAGGACCCCCTCTATCATCTCATCAAGGCTCAGGGAGTACCTCTCTACAAAGAGAACAATCAGGAGCACCTACCGGATGATCAGGTGGATGTGTGGGTAGCTCGGTTCCCTGTCAAGGCACCCGAAGGTGGAATGACTAGGAACGATGAGACTGCTATCCAGGAGTGTGAGAGGTATCTTCATGTTATGAGGACGTGGTGTGGGGAGCTTGGACACAACCAGTCTGCCACGATCTACGTCAATGATGATGAATGGGGTATTGTTGGGAAGTGGGTATGGGAACACTTCGATGAGATTACGGGCCTTACCTTCATGCCTCACGATCCGTCTGCATACCGTCTAGCTCCTTATGTGGAGATTACGGCAGAGGAGTATGAACAGGCGTTGTTTGAGATGCCCAAGATTGACTTCTCTCTTCTCTCTCAGTATGAAGCAGAGGACAATACTGAGGGTGCCCAAAGTTACGCTTGTGTTTCAGGGGCATGTGAGCTTTAGACCCCGATTCTGTCCATGATGGGGTAACTTAGTGAGTGCCCCTACCTATCCTCCAAGCTGAAGGTGTCTTTCTTCACAATGCTGGGATTTTCACCATTGAGAACAATGGTGAAACCCAGACACTCAATCCTATTCTGGATGTCCTGGAGAAGTATGAGGAAGTCTTTGTACTGACTTCACACGTACCTTCTTCTATCTCTGGGCAATTCCCTATACTGTGGGGTTTTGGTTGTTGTAAGTGGCAACCTACTGGTAACTGCCCGTATGGGCATCACTTGAACCCCTGTAACCTCTACTTCAGAGAATCCAAAGGTAAACTCTCACTCACAGATGGTGTGTGGTTGTTGGACTCTAAGCCTGTTTTTGATCTTCAGGCAATGTCAGGTCATGTCTGTAGAGTAATGCTATGTCCGTCCAAGTGGAGTTCCACGATGCCTGTAGAGGGGGGTGAAGGACTCGTGGAAGACCTCATGCAGATGCTTAGTACTTTCGGTCATCAGTAGGTTGAAGATGTACTTCTCAGGCAAAGTCCACAGTGTAATCTTTGAGAACATAGCTCAGGATTTCTACATCCTACGCATGATTCTCGACCGATCTCAACCGGAAGGTCTCAATTTGGAGGGGGTCAAACAACCTACAAATATCGTCCGGGGGTATGTCCATGGGATGCCTGTGAAGGTGGGTACTTGGTTTGGCTTTGAAGCCGAATGGGGGGAACACCCTCAGTACGGGAAGCAGTTGGGGGTCACCAAGGCACCCGTCCTTCCCCAGGGTTGGGATATAGACACAGCTTCCAAAGTTTTGATGTCAGCCGGTGTGGGGCCGAGAATCATAGAAGACATCCTGAATTACTATGGTGATGACTTCCTGGAGGCACTCAATGATCGGGAGAAGATTCAAGCTGTTCCTGGTATGTCTCCTTTTACGGCTGCGTATGTAGTCCAGAGATGGCAGACCACTAGGGCACAGTTCCTCACCCTAGACTTCCTGAATGACCTGGGTGTACCCCAACACCGTATCCGGCAGATATGGTCTGTCTTCGGGGATACAGCACATGAAGTTCTAGCAAACAATCCATGGGAGTTGGTTCGGTTAGATGGCTTCACCTTCCAGGAGGGGGATGCTATCGCAGAGAGGCTCAAGCTTCCTCTCACGGCAGAGAACCCCTTGAGGGTCCGGGGAGCGGTGCTCTATGCTGTCCGGTCTGCCAAGGGTCATGGGCATCTGTTTGTGACTACTTCTGAGATCCTGTCCCAGGTCCGGGCCATGATTGAGGGTGTGGAAGACCGTGTGATTGCCAAGGCGATCCTGAGTGCCAAGGAAGACTCCCTGGTAATCCTGGACAAGACTACCCGACCGGGGGTTGTCGCTCTGTATGAGCCCTGGTTCTACTCGATGGAGAGCAAATCCGCAGAGTTTGTCTTGGAGCGTAAAGTTTCGGCCAAGGGGTCTAGGTCTGTCCAGGCTATGTTGAGGTTCTGTCAGGATGTTCTTCCAACCACAGAGTTGAATCTTAGGGGCAACCTTGAGAATATCCTTGCATCTCCAGAGTTGGTTGGGAAAACACAACTTTCGGCTACACAGATTACGGGGGTTGTGAACGCACTGATAGAGCCAGTCTCGGTTTTGACAGGTCTCCCAGGTACAGGGAAAACTACCTCGATGGTTCTGATGGTTCGGGTGCTTCAGGAAGCTGGAGTTAAGTTCCTGCTACTGGCACCTACCGGGATTGCAGCAAAGAAGATTTCATCTATTACAGGGTCCCCTGCCTACACTATCCATCGAGCTTTCCAGGCCGAAGGTGTCAAAGAGGAAGAAGAATCTGGGTATGTAGGGGTCAAGAGGAAGCCAGGAGAACGGATTGTCACAGATGGGTCTGGTGAACGCTGGGGGTATGATGAAGCAAATCCTCATTCGGCCGAAGTTATCCTTGTAGATGAGTCTTCAATGGTGGACCAACATCTGATGTACAGGATTCTTTCTTGTACTAGAAAAGATGCAAGGTTGGTTTTCATTGGGGATGCCGCACAGCTACCTTCAGTGGGTCCTGGAAATGTTCTGAGGGACCTGATTGCTAGTAACCTTTTCCCTACAGTGGCCCTCACAGAGATTTTCCGACAGGAAGATACCTCGGATATCATCCATGCGTCCCATGACATCTTCAACGGAAGAATCCCTAAGACAGATGTACGCTCTGACTTCTCTCTGGTGGATATGTCTGGGTCATCTTCTATAGAAGAGGCAACTCTCAAAGCTATCGTTCGGCTAGTGCGTGCGTTGTTTGAGAAGAAGGTCAATTTTCAGGTCTTGTCTCCTCGGCACGCTGGAGATGTTGGGGTTACAAATCTCAATGCAAACCTCCGGGAAGAGATCAACCCTAGAGCAAGGGGTTTGCATGAGATGAAGATAGGGGTTGAGGTACTTCGTGAAGGGGACCGGATCATGGTTGTGAAGAACGACTACGATCTAGGTATCTATAATGGGGACATGGGGAAGGTGAACCGTCTGGACAAGAAGAATGGGGAAGTGGAGATAAAGGTCTACGGTCCCCCAGTCTTGCACGTCAAAGTACCATTCAAGAAAGTCCCAACCGTACTTCGGCTTGCTTATGCTGTCACTGTCCACAAGTGTGTACACCCTGACACCATTGTTGAGACACAAGAAGGAATTCTACCGATTAGAGATATCTGTCCAAACGGTGTGATTGCCACACCTAGGGGGAAAGCATACTATAGGGGGAAGACCATAAATCCTGTGTGTGAGGCTGTAAGGGTTACTACGGAGGATGGTTATTCTCTGGTTGTCACCCCAGAACATGGTTTGGATGTATGGGACGGTGTGGGGTACTCTCGTAAAGAATCTGGGGCTATCCTTCCGGGTGATATACTCAGGATGCCTTATGGTGTGGGTTGTGACGTGGATACCCTAGCTCGGCTTCCAGACCCCACATCCGGTGATGTTAGAGAACAAGTTTTTTGTGTCCCACCTGAAGTGACAAGTGATGTAGCAGAGTTCCTGGGTTTGTTTGTCGCAGACGGAACTCTCTTTGATCGTGGGTTCAGGTTGTCTAAACGTCATGAGGACGTAGCTAATCGTTTCTCAGAGCTATCCCAACAATTGTTTGGGGTAGAGCCAAAACGGTTCTTCACGCTGGGGGCACACCATGTTGAGGTAAATTCAACCTACCTCGCTCGGTGGCTACGTTCCATAGGGGGCCTTGACCCCAATGCAAAGATGATCCCGAAATGTGTACTCAGGTCCCCAGAGGTCATTCAGCGTAAGTTTATTCGGGGAGTCATTGAAGACGGAACAGTAAATGTGAAGAATGGGTCTCTCGACCATATTGAATGGTCTACGGGTTTCGCAGGCATAGCAGAGTACCTATCCGTGATGTTACTCAGGGCAGGCATCTCTGTTTCCATGTGTTCCCGTAAGGGGTTGAACTACCTCTATATTTACGGCTACAGAGCCGCTTTGTTTGGTGAAAGGGTAGGGTTTATCTCTTCTTTCAAACAGAAGAGATTGCAGGACTACAAAATTCCCCGTAATGACCGTGAGTTCATTCCTGTTTCCGAGACTGAAGCTCGTGCCTTGCGGAAAACCTATCGGCCTCTCCTTGGGGAATCCTCTTGTGGCAATCTTCTCACTAGGAGAAGAATGAGTGCATGGTTGCTTTCTCAGCTTGAGGGTCAGTCCTCTGACTTGTTGCTGTCCCTCCGAGACCGGGCAGTAGCTTTCCATCACACGGTTGTATCTTCCGTCACACCAGAAGAATGTGAATCTATGTGTGTGGAAGTCCCGGAAGGTCACCAGTTCAGACAGAATGGTTTTGCTGGATGGAATAGTCAGGGAAATGAGTGGGATGTTATCATCATGCCCATTGTTGACAGTTTTGCTCATCAGTTACAACGGAATCTTCTCTATACAGGTGTGACCCGAGCACGTCAGAAGGTTATCCTTCTAGGAACTCCTTCGGCACTTTCCCGTGCTGTGATGAATGACAAGGAAGGTCTCCGAAACACGTTCTTCCTAGACCGTCTATTACAAGGGCAGAACTCGCTTCCGATGGGGTAAGTACCTTGGAGAGCGAGGGACAACCAATGCCCATGTCGGATACTGAGATCAAAGAGTACGTCAAGAAGATTCGGTCTAAGATCACGGTAACAAAGGTAGTATGTACTAGGTCAGTCAAGGGTCGGAACGGGGACTCATTCGCAGGGTTTTCGGCTACCTGGAACTCTACTCAAGAGGATGGGGGCCAAGACCTAGTGGAAGCTGGAGATCCCCAGGATCAGGCTCAGGCAATGGGTAACATGACGTTGTCGGAGGCTATCGTGGCTTCTCATATCATGGCCCGTGAAGCTGACATCGCAGCCTACCAACATGCTTTGGCTGGGGGTACAATCACTCAGGAGTTTGCCACGGATGCCATCAGGTCTGCCAAGGCAAGCTATTCTTCCCTGATTGTGGCAGTCCTGCAAAGCATGAATAGGAATGATAATGGATCAACACCCCCCGCAGGCACCAACGGCTGATCCTGACCTGTCTCCAGGTCGGTTCGATTCCATCTATGAGGAGTTGGCAAGGATGACCTGTGTCCTGGATGCCGACCCTCTTCAGTATGGGCCGAAGAGACTGAACGGGAAGGTTGCTGAATGCCGAGGTCATCTTTCCCGATGTGAAAGAATCTTCCTGGACTTGGCACAACACCTTCACAAGCTCCGTAGAGAACACCTACGGACAACGGAAGACTACGATCTACAGTTCAAGGACCTTCTTGCAAATGACCCTGAGACTCGTGGAGGACGGAACGTAGCAGATAGGGATGCTACGGCTTCCTACAAACTTCGGGCACTGAAGGAGAAGATCAACGCTCTGGCACTTACGATCCAAGACCTGGAGACAGTCATTACAATCGTGAAAGCCAAGAGAGTTGATCTGAAGGACATTCAGAATCGGATCAAGGATCAGTTCAAGATTTGTCAGGAAGAAATCGGGTTAGGGGGAAGGTGGAGCACACGGACTTCCCTCCCTCCTACAGGGAATGCTCCTGTACAGGCTTCGGCACAGGCCCCTGAAGATGCCTCGATGGATTCTCTTGTTGAGGATGCACTAGGACTCATTGGGAAGCCTGGGGGTGCTTTTGACAATGTTGGGATCAAGCCCTCTCATCTCATAGAAGAGCTTTCATCCCATCAGTTCCCTACCAAAGTGCAGCCAGTTGAACAGCCGATGGAGACTGTAGGGGAAGTCACTGTAGAAACGGTACATGAGCCCAAGGTACCGGATATTGATAGTTTGCTGGAGGGTATCGTTGAGGACACTGGGGAAACATCTCAACAGCTAGCTTCGGCTGTCAGCATAAATGATCTTTTCGGCTAGACGATTTTGTCTCTCGGTAGTCCTTCAAAGGCGTAACAGAGTGTGATAGGGACTGTTCAGACCGTTGCGTCAATAACTAGTCCCAATCCAGAAAGCAGGAGTCATGTCGGAGTATAAAGAGTTTGGTTTCGGTGAGAACGATGACGATATCGTATCGGGCTCCAAGAGGTTCAAGGCCAAGGAAGGTGAGATGTACCGGGCGAGCTTCGTCTGGTGGCCCGGGTCGGAAGACCTGAAGCCCAATCTCGCCGCTGCTACCCCGAAGTTCATTGGGTGCAAGAGGCTCTATCTTCCGGGAGTAGGCTACTTCCTGGACAAGGGTCCAGAGTATCGGAAGCTGGCAGGCACCGAGCCGAAGATCACGGTAGCCACCATCATCTGTGTGTGGCCTATCGACAAGAAGGGCAATATCATCACTTCCAAGCTTGAAGCTGGGGAGTATGCAGTACAGCCCTGGATGTTCAGCAATGACAAATACAATGCCATTGGGCAGAACCACACCCAGTTCCCCCTGAACGACCATGACATCACCATGTCATGTACTGACACTCAGTATCAGAAGATGACCTTTGCTCCTTGCAGAGAGTCTCTCTTCAAGATGATGATGGACAAGAACTCCACCAAGATTCAGAAGATTCTGACTGAGGTCAAGGAAGTTGCTGCTACTATCGCAACTGAGCTTGCACGGGATCTGAGCGTTGACCAGATTCGTGCGAAGCTGGCTGGTGGTGGTGGTGGTGGTGGTGGTGGTGGCAAGGGTGGTGGTACGGGTGCCAAGCCCAACATGCCCGATGCCCAGGCTATCAATGACCTCTTGGATGTCATTTCCTAGAGTCATGTGATTGTTTTAGGACTCGACCCTTCGCTTACTGCGTTCGGCTGGGCCCTTCACGATACATCCATCCCTTCCGGTCCTGGACGGTGCCTAGCCAAAGGGCTATCCGGCACCACCAATGATGCGGTGTTTGTAGATCGTTACATACACCAACGGGAATTCCTCCGTACTCTTCTCAAAACTCACCGACCGGACAAGGTTGGGATAGAATCCTCTGTCTTCAAGTCAGACTATTCAGAGGGGATGTACGGACTTTTCCTGTACTGCAATGAAGCTCTCAGGATGGAGAAGGTGGATGTTCTTTATCTATCCCCTGGGCAGGCTAAGGCTCATGCACGGGAATCCCTCAAACGGCCGAAGGGCTGGAAGATGGACAAGCCCGATATGGTAGAGGAAGCCAAGAGGGATACGGGCATCAAACGCTGGAACCACAATGAAGCTGATGCGTACTTGATCGGAAGGCTTGCAGGACGGTTCTGGTTGCTCCTGGAGGGGGTAATAGACCGAAGCACCCTGACTCCTGTGGAGGCTCATCAGTTCGCTGAGATTCACAAGTATGTGAGGGGTAAGAAGGCAGGCAGAGTCGAGAATCGTGGTTTGCTCTACAGAGAAGAAGATCGGTTCTTCAGATGGTCCGAGTTGGAGGATACTAATGGCTCCCAAGAAGTCTCAGCCTACACCGAATCCGCAGAATTCTTCGGCCCTAACCAGGGCACGAACGGCAATGACCAAGGTTCTCAAAGGTGAAGATCCGACTGTGCAGTTGGATACAAGTCTCCTGAAGGAATCCATCCCTCATATCACGACTGGCTCTTTTGTGATTGACTTCCTGATTGGTGGGGAGCTCAATGCACATGGGATCGCTCCTTGTCCCGGTTGGCCCCGTGGACGTATAGAGAACCTCTATGGAACTCCCGGAGCCGGGAAGACGACCCTGGCACTGACCTCCTGTGCAGGAGTCTGTGCTAAGGGGGGTACGGCAGGTTATATTGATTGGGAACATGAAGTAGAACCCAGATATGCAGCAACTCTGGGGGTGCCTATTGGGGATGCTTCCAAGTTCGTGCTGTACCAGCCGGATACCTTGGAAGAGGGACAGAAGATCATGGTCACCCTTGCTGCCGAAGGGGTTGACTTGGTAGTTCTGGATTCTGTAGGTGCCGCAGTTCCCAATTCATACTTCACTCAGGACTTGGCTGATGAAGAGAAAGAACAGCGGGTAGGTCACGTTGCCCGTATTTGGTCCCGGTTCGTCCCCAAGTTCAAGGGGATCATCTCCAAATCTGGGACAAGTGTCATTGCAATCTCACAGCTTCGGAAAGCCATCAACAAGACGGGGCATGGTCCTGATACTGATGCCCAGGGTGGAGAGGCGTGGAAGTTCTATTCCAGCATCCGTATGGGTCTTCGGGTACTCCAGAAGGAGTCCATCAAGGCCCGTAATCCTCTCACACAGGAAATCATTGACAAGGTTATTGGGACCAAGGTCAGGGCCCGTCTGGATAAGTGCAAGGTCAGTGACTCCGTACACAGTGAGCTCGATTTCTATCTCCGTTCCGGGAGAGGCATTGACAATGCACGGACGGTCCTGGAAATTGCTATTGCTCTCAATGTAGTGGTTAAAGGTGGGGCTTGGTACTCCTGGACCATGCCGAATGGTACTGAGATTCGGGGTCAGGGGTTGGACAAGTTCCGTCAGGGTATGGCAAACATCCCTGGCTCAGTGGATACTCTCTTCTCTGTCACTATTCCCAAGCTCACAATCCCGAAGACTGACACTGACCTCACGGGCACTGAGCTTGATGAGAACCCCCCTCTGGAAACCATCATCGCTGATGTGATGGGAGAGATTGTAGTAGAAACTCCCCAGGACGAAGCTGCACAGGAAATGTCCTAACCCTACCTTTGGCTGGGTAAGGTGTCCCTGTGCCTTTCCGTGTAACCGTCAAGAACTTTCAAAGCATCGAGGATGCTACCCTGGATGTTGAGGCTTTTACTGCTGTAACAGGCCCCAACAACTCAGGTAAGTCTGCTCTGTTCAGAGCCATCTTCGGAATCTTCTCCAATACCCGTGGGGCTCGATTTGTTCGGAACGGGGCAGATTTCTGTTCTGTGAAGATCGAGTTCCCTGATGGGAAGTCAGTGACATGGGAGAAGGGGCCCAAGGTCAATCGGTACTACATAGGGGACAGGCTCATTGACAAGGTGGGCCAGACGGTACCTGATGAGGTACTGGAATTGGGCATTGCCCCAATGGAGGCTGGGGGTCGGGAGCTATGGCCCCAGGTAGCCCCTCAGTTCGATGGGCAACTGTTCCTGGTGAACCAACCTGGGACGGTCCTTGCCGAAGCCTTGGCAGATATGAACCGGGTTGGGATGCTGAATGAGGCACTTCGGCTCAGTCAGTCTGACCGGCGTACACAGTCTGGAGAACTCAAGGTACGGGAGACTGACCTACTCAAGCTAGAGTCTAATCTAACTTCCTATGAGGGTCTGGATACAGTTTTGGCAACAGTCCATGATGCCGAGGGGCTAGAGAAGATACATGATTCTTTAGCACAGGAGTTTGAGACTGTACGGGGAGTCAAGGATCGTAGGGAGATGGCTCTTGATGTTCTTCATTCCCTGGATGGTGTTCGGCTCCTGTCTATCCCCTCTCAAGAAGTCCTATGTTCCAAGTTTGATGGGCTCTCAGAAGATGTTACCAGTGTCAAACTCCTTCGTAGGAGATTGAAAGACATTCGGGTAATACTGACTTCTTTGGGTGGAGTGCGGGAATTGTCTTTGGACGTGAAGACAGAGGATCGTACCAAGAAGTTGGCTACTGCTGTAGAGTTCGTGACATCTCTCAGTGCAAGGTGGGATCGAGCCAAGGATGACCTGGAAACCCTTCAGAGTGTCCCTGACCCAGCACTCCCCTCTAAGCAGGAGTTCGATGACCTGAGAGGCAAGAACACCCTGTTGGTAGACACCAGGGCACTCAAGACACGTTTGGCTCAGGTAAGAAGCACCATCAAGACTGCCCTCTCTGAGATTGAACAAGTCCATTCGGAGTACGATGGTCTTTTGGTGGAAATCAGAAGCATTCTCGGTGAAGCACAAGAGTGTCCGGTCTGCGGGACCGTCACGAAGCATGAGGAATAGATGGAGCCCCTAGTCCTTTCACACCATCCCCGTGGGGGCAGACCTGTACAATCTACTCTGTACTACGGGTGTGACGTTTTGGCTGGTTTACTTCTTTTGGATAGCAAGTCAGTCCATACTGTAGTGACTTCCCCTCCCTACTGGGCCCTCAGGGACTATCAAACTGGAAGGTGGGAGGGTGGGGACCTTGAGTGCGAGCACTCCATAGGAAATCAGGTTACACCTACCAAGTATCAGGGAGCCGAAGTAGCATTCTCTACTGGAGTACGGCCCGGTGTGGATGCCTCTTGTTGTGCCAAGTGTGGTGCCAAGAGGATAGATGAGCAGTTTGGGCTGGAACAGACCCCCCAGGAATACACCGCACGTCTGGTGGAAATCTTCAGGGAAGTGTGGAGGGTACTTCGGGATGATGGGACTGTATGGCTGAATCTTGGGGATAGCTATGCAGGTAACCAAAGTGGGTACCTTGGGGATGATTGCCCCAGTAATGCTAATAGCCCCAGCAAGAGAAATCGAGGGGCAAAGCAACTAGGAATCACTCACAAGATGGGGGGTAACCTGAAGGGGGGTGACCTTGTGGGTATCCCTTGGATGGTAGCTTTCGCATTACGGGATGACGGTTGGTATCTTAGGGCTGAGAACATCTGGGATAAAATTAATTCGATGCCTGAATCAGTGCATTCCAGACCTACTCGATCCCATGAGCAAGTTTTCTTGCTCACTAAGAGGCCCAACAAGTACTTCTACGATGACATAGCTACCCTGGAACCTGCTAAGTATGAAGCTTCCGGGAATTCCCGTAGGTTCATTGCTGATGGTGAAGAACGTGATAGGTTGAATACTCATTTGGGGTCCAGCATCCCTTGGGAGAATGACGGTCTAGGCCGGAACAAGAGATCGGTTTGGCATGTAAGTACTAAACCCTACAAGGGAGCCCATTTTGCAGTATTCCCTACGGCCCTAATTGAAGATTGTATCAAGGCAGGGGCATCCCTGAAGGGATGTTGCCCCAAGTGTGGCAAGCCTTGGGAACGAGATATTGGCCGTAGGGATGATGTTGAGGAACTAGATGTTGCCATAGGGGGTTACCCGGAGAGATATGATGGGGGTACACGGGAGAGATATCCTGGGGGTGGGACCCAGCTTGCGACCCGCAGGATTTCTTTGGACTCATGGAAGCAGGGTTGTAGGTGCCCATCACAAGAACCAGTACCTTGTACGGTCCTGGATATCTTCTCTGGGTCTGCCACAACTGGATTTGTGGCAAACCAGTGGGGTAGTAACTACATTGGGATTGACCTCAATCCTAACTACCTAGGTCTAGCACAGTCACGCATCCTTGGGATGGTGCCCCCATCTGACAAGGAAGAGTATCCGTTCATGTCTGTACTTTCTCTCTTGGGGGAGTAACAGAGGCATGACTAGCAACCTCGCTCTGGCTTCCGAATTCAACACCCCTACTCCTGTCACAGTGAAGGCAAGACTTCGAATTGGTCTTCCCGATGTCAGGTCAGACTTGTATTACGGGTGGGATGTCCTGGAGAGTCTGAGGGTGTTGGAGGACAAGTCTGTTCAGTGTGTGATGACGGGCCCTCCTTACTGGAGACTACGCTCCTACTTGAATTCACAGAATCCTTTGAAGAGTGGGGAACTAGGGTTGGAGTCAACACCTGAAGAATATGTCGAGAACCTAGTTCTGGTTTTCAGGGAGGTTCGGCGTGTACTCAAAGACAGGGGTACTCTTTGGGTGAATCTCGGGGATACCTATGTGAAGAAGGAACTTCAGCTTATTCCCTCTAAGGTGGCTGATGCCTTGTCAAAGGATGGGTGGTTTCTTCGAATGGACAATATTTGGAGAAAACTTGACCCCATGGGTGCTGGGAACATCAAAGATCGCACAACATCAGCACATGAGCATGTCTATATGTTCGTGAAGAACACAGAAGATTATGCTTATTACAAGGATGCTATATCTGAAGACACCATTTCGGACAAGCTGCGGAATGATAAGTTCTGTGGTGTCAAGACACCTAAGCAGCATAGGGCACCTGGGGCTATCTATCGGGGCGGTAAAAGGAAGAAGAATTGTCTTTCTGTGTGGGACTTTCCTACGTCAAAATATAAGGGTTCACATCCTGCTCCTTTCCCTCCTGAATTGGCAGAAAGAGGGGTTCTTGCTGGCTCTGCCGTTGGGGATACTGTATTGGATTGCTTTAGCGGTAGTGGTACTACGGGTCTGGTGGCAAATTATTATGGTAGGGACTACATTGGTATCGACTTGAATCAAGAGTACCTTGATGAAGCTATGGTACGCATCAGAGGTCTGAAGCCCTGGAAAGAGAAGCCAGCCGGTGAGCCAGAGGATATGTCCGTGCTCGACTTGCTGTGAAAGAGTAACAGAGGCATGGACTTCGATGAGCTTCTAGCTGGACTCAGTGTAGATCACGCACAGATATTGGAGAAGTCAAGACCGAGACCTGTTACCCTGGTATGGAGAACTGACATCCATCTATCTGACTATGCTCCCCAGTCTAGGTTGGATAACTGGACGGATACAATTCTGGAGAAGATCCGTCAAGTAGGGCAGATTGCCTGTGAGGTACAGGCTGATGCCGTGATTGATGGTGGAGATTTCTTCTCAATCAAGTCTCCAACCAAGAACTCTCACTCATTGGTCCGTCAAGCCATCGAAGCTCACAGGGGTTACCCATGTCCTGTGTATGCCACCGTTGGGAACCATGACTGCATCTACGGGAATTATAGTTACCTTGACCAGCAACCTCTGGGGGTGCTTTTTGCCTCGGGAGTGTTCAAGAGGTTGTATGACCAGCATGAGGCTAGGTTCCTGGGGTCGGATGGGACAACTGTCAGGGTAGTTGGCATCCCTTACCATGGAGCCAAATATGACATGTCCAGGTTCACTGACCTCAAACGGGATGGTGAGGATTACTTGATGGTAGCTGCTCACCTACTAGCTTCCAGAGTAGGGGGTTCACTCTTTGAGAGTGAGGATGTCCTCAAGTATGCAGACCTGGAGGCAGTACCGGCAGACGTGTTCAGTTTCGGTCACTGGCATAAGAACCAGGGTATCTATGAAATTCCCAATAGTGACAACATTGATACCTTTGGTTTGGGCAGGAAGATTATCAACATAGGTTCCCTGTCTCGGGGGTCTATCTCTGAGGATGACACAACCCGTATTCCGAGTGTAGCCATCCTACGCTTCTACCCTGAAGGGGTAGTGGTAGAGGAGAGGAGACTGGTAGTATCTCCTGCCGAGAAGGTCTTTGATCTTGCTGGCAAGAATTACGATGAACTCAAGAAGGTCGCAACCGATGAGTTCATGGACAAGTTGAACACGTCTCTTACCAGAGACAATCAGAGACCCCTCCAGGATATCATCAGGGATATGATTCTTCCTGAAAATGTCCGTGAGAGACTCTTGGTATACTTGGAGAAGGCACGGCCGAATCCGTGATGAGGCAACCGTGAGAAGATTGTACTGGTCTACCCTTGAGACCTATGAGGCTTGTCCCCGCAAGCTTCTGTGGTCCTGGGGTGTTGACAACATTGATGTCGGGGGTGGTCCTGGAAAGCCGAAGCCTTCTCCAGTGAAGTCGTCGGAGCACCATGCCTTCATGGGCACTGTGCTTTCAAAGGTGATCGAACACCTGTACAATGATGAGCTCTGGAGAGACCCCAAGAATCTAGCAGAGAAGATCCGAGAGGTTACACACAAGGAGTTCATCTTCTGTCAGAACGGTAGGTATATCGACTGGCAACACACTCCCCCTAGAAGTGAACTTCTGGACATTTGTTTGAAGGGTGCCCTTGGTTACCTCTCTACCATGAAGCACAACAAGCTTCTGGGTACCTATGCTCGGTCGGAGGTAGATTTCACAGGGAAGGTGGGGGACTATTATCTAGCAGGACGCCCAGACATTGTGATCCGTAGGGAGGACACAGGGCTTATGATCCTGGATGGTAAGAACTCACAGAATCCAGGTAAGTACACCAACCCTGACCAGTTGAGATGGTATGCTCTCTGTCACAAGCTGGTGACTGGGGAAGTACCTAACAGAGTTGCCTTTGTCTACTTCAGGTTCCCCTACGGGAAGCCCCCAGAGGGGCAGGACCCGGCAACGTGGACGGGTCTTGTAGAAGTATCCTTTGACATGGAATCCCTGGTTCTTTTGCAGAAGCGTGGGTTGGCTACGTTCGAAGCAATTTCCAACCATCAGTTTGAGCCCACTCCTACTTCCGATGCCTGTCACTTCTGTGACTACCAGACGGTGTGTGATGCCAGGGTTGAACAGAAAGCAGCCAGGGCACGAAAACCCCGTGGTTCTGAACCTGCACAAGAGGGTACATTGAGTAGCCTTCTGGATGAGACTCAGGGAATTTTGACCTTTGGTTTTGAACGTCCAAAGGGTAAGTAGGGTAGAATTCAATGGACTACAGAGAGCGATTGGAAGCCCTTCTGAAACGAAGGGATGAAGCCGCTGCCAAGATCCAACGTCTTCGTGGACGTTTGGAAGAGGCAGAAAAGAATCTCTCTACGATTGAGGCCGAGTGTCGAGCCAAGGGTCTTGATCCTGAGAAGTTGGATACGATCCTGGCTGCACTAGAGAGTAACCTAGAGCAAGCCTTGGTTGAGATGGAAAGTACAATCAAGGCGGCTGAACTCGCACTGGTCAAGTACAACCTGTAAGGTGGAACCATGAAGTTTTCGATCCTCAAGACTGATCTGGAATCTGGTCTCAAAGTCGCATCTGCAACGGTGTGTTCTAGTGGGAGTGATATCACTACCCATTATCTCTTCCGGCCTGATGCCAAGTTCCCGGACTATATTGAGATCCTCTCGCAGAATGCCAGAGTGTTCTCTGTGAGCCCCGTGAAGGTGAAGTTTGATGGTGAAGAGCGTTCTGTCTTCACCATCGAAGCCAAGAGGCTCGGCCAGCTTCTTTCGGCAGTCAAGTCCGACACTCTCGAATTTGACGTGAATGCCGAAGGGGAAGTGAAGGTCACGGTTGCCAGAGGTTCCAACCTCTTCTCTAGCCTGGACCCCAATAACTTCCGATGGGAAGAACTAGCTTCTCAGGGCACTGTGACTGCCAAGGTTCCTGCTAGGAGGCTCCATGATGCTCTTACGGTAGCCAAGCAGTTCGTCTCAGACCAGGAAGCCAGGGCACCCCACCTGTGCGTAGCAGAGTTCAGGAATGGATGCCTGTACTCGACGGATCAAGCTGCGGTGTCTGTGGTGAGAGTTCCTGGGATGGAGAACTCCAAGCTCCGTCTCCACAACAAGGACATCTCCCCTATCATCTCCTTCTTGGCTACCTTCAAGGATAAGGAAGAAGTAGAGGTCATTGAGTGTGAACGTGCCGTAGTTTTCCGCAGGGAGGATCAGGCACTCACTGGGTCCATGCTATTCCAGTCAAAGTTCCCGGATTTGGCGGTGGACTGGAACATCGAGGATGATCATTGGTGGGATGTTTCCAAGTCTGACGTGAAGGAAGGCGTTGACTTCTTGGTAGCAGGAGCCAAACAGGACGATAACCGTCTTGTCCTGGAGGCTATCTCTGATACTGAGGTCAAGCTCAGGATGAAGTCTGTAGCTGGCAAGGATATCTATGTGTCTGCCAAGCTCACTGGCAGGGGTGACAAGACGGGGATCACCAATACCCTTCCTGAAGGTGGCTTCCCTCTGGCTCATACCTACCTCATCAACGTCCTGTCCTATTACAAGGATGACAAGGTGAGAGTGGGCATCACGGCAAAGAACAAGGGTGGTTGGGTCCGTCTCAAGGATACTAGGGATGGGAATGACTACCTGATCATCCTTGCATGGCTGGTTGCCAAGGCATAGCTCGTGGGCGATGCCACGGTACATCTAACTTCTCTGGCTTCCCGTATTCAGGGAAGGCGAGACCTTATCCGGCAGTCCGTTGTGGTGACCCGAAGCACCATCCGACAGTTGGAATGGGACATAGAGGAGCTAGACTTAGTAGCCGTGGCACTTCGGGCCCTCTTGGATGCCGAAGTCCTGGATGCTGTGAAAGTGGTAGAGACCCTCCAGACCGAGGGACTGCGTACTGTCTTCCATGATCAGGACATCTCAGTTCGGGCCGAAGTGGAAGAACTTAGGGGGAAGATATCGGTCAACCTTGTTACCCATCAGGTCAAGGATGGACAGATCATCGAGGGTGCCAGTATAGATGGTTTTGGTGGGGCAGTTTCCACTGTCCAATCAATCCTTCTTCGGCTCATTGTGATCCGTCAACGGGGGTTGCGTCCAGTGCTCTTCCTGGATGAGACTCTCCCTGCTTTCGATGATAGGTATGTCACGGACATGTCTAGGTTCTTACAGTCTCTTTGTCATAAACTAGGAGTAGACCTTCTTCTTGTGACGCACAATCCTGCCCTGGTGGAGGCTGCGGATAAGGCATACAAGATCAGTAAGCTAGGGAGTGCAGCTACATTCAAAGAGGTTACCCGATGATGACCGAGAGAGAGTGGGCAATGTTCCTTGCCAAACTCAATGATTTGATGGTTGGGTGGAGGGTCGTGAAGGTAGAGAAGGGTGAAGGTAGTGAGACTGTGTGCTCCTTCACTGTCATCAGGGGTAGCACACAGAAGAAGTTTGATCTTGGGGCAACGGACCTAGGATGTTGGGTAGGCCCAATCAAGACCATATCTTGTGGTAGGGATCTATATGACAATTTTGAGTCTCTCATCAGTGATTTGAGAACTTACCTTGATGGTTTCGACCCTGAGAATGATGAGAACCCTTTGATACCCGTGGAAGATGTGAAGAGACGATATCTCGGGTTCAAGTGCAAGAAGTCCGGTCTTGAGTGGTGGGCCACTTTTGTAGCTATCAAGAATTCATCCTGGTCTAAAGTGATGAGTACTCCTGATAGCAGACTCAAGGTAATGAACCTTCTTTTCCGAGACCCTTCTCCGTCCCCTGAGAAGATCACATGAAGACCGAATCCCAGATACGGCATAAACTCCAACAGGTGAAGTACCGTCACCTGAAGAGGGAGATCCGTACCGGGGTATCCCGCAAGCCTTGTAACTGCATGAACAATGGTCTTGTGAACATGGAGAATGGGTCCACTATAGGGGTATGTCTCCTTGGGGCGGTACAACCTGGGGATTGGCAAGGGATTCTATGTGATGAATCCAGAGGGGGCCTTCGGGTTGCCGAGGGATGTGCTGAATTCTGTCCATTGCGTACTCCCGAAGGTATCCGTCAGGAGTTTGATAACTTCTTGAAGCATAGCTCTAGGGCTGTGATTGCGGAACAGTACCCAGACATAGCTGCAATCTTGTGGGTACTGGATGAGGAAGTAGACTCTACGGGAGCCGAAGACTTGGATATTCAAGAAGAACTCCCCAAAGGGGTAGTAGTGGATGTCAAGGTAATCCCTTCCCCGTATGAGAATGAGTAAGCCGTGGCTGATTTCTTACCCACCATCCAAATGCCTATCAAGAGGGAACCTCTTTTCATGGAGTTCCCTGTCAATCCTGAGTCAGCCCCTTTCCTGATAAGTTCCACCCGTAGTGTCCTCTGGATTGAAAGGGCACATGATGGTCGAGTCAGGGTTGCAGCCCGTAAAGTTGAGGGGAATTCCCTCATGTTGGAAATTGTTCGGGCTGTACAGAAGCGTGGAGCCGAAGAGGCTTGGGGCAACAGTTTTCCCCTTACTATGGAGGGTTTCACCCAGGCCAAGGACTACCTGAGTTACTTCGGTATACCTGAAGTAGAAGTTCTCTTGAACGCCGAGAATGACTTGTGGGAGGCACAGCAAGGTCCAGTCAGGACGTTGATCCCGTGGCTCCCTGCGGGGCTTGGTGTGGTTGTCCCTCTGGACCGTGCCTATCTAGGTTTCCAGTCTCGTACCCCAGCTAATAGGCTCCTAGCCCTGGTTCACAACCCCAGCCGGGGTATGGCAATTCTGGGGATCTAGTCATGGAAGCGTGGCTTCTGGCTGCTCTCAGGACGTGTGGCCTGGGTGAGAATGTTGAGGCTTATGTTCTCTCCAGGGGTACCTCTGAGAAACAGATGGGGGAGTTGGGGCTGGTGGAATGGACAGCCCCTTCGGTAGCTGCCCCTGATGCCGAGTTTCGGGAACGCTATGGCTCTTGTGGAGAAAAGCTCAACGGGAGGCTGATCTATCCCTTCTGGTCTCCCCATGGGAAGCTTCTTGGGGTTGAAGCCCGATCTATCACTGAGAAGAAGGTGACTAGCTTTCGGCTTCTCTTGAGTAACTGGAACCCAGCTTGGCTGGGGATCAACACGGGGATGACTGCTATATGGGAAGGGGCAGACATCTGGATTGTAGAGGGCTTATTTGACTTGGTAGCTCTCAGGAGAGTTCTTCCTTCTGGTCAAGTGGTATTATCTTCCATGAAGGCTGGTTTGTCTAAGCACCATATCTCCTTCTTGTCTCGTTTCAGTAAAGGGACTGTTTGGGTAGCGTATGATAATGATGAGACAGGAAGGAAGATGACCTTTGGTTGCTTTGACCCAGCCAAGGGTATCTATCGGAAGGGTGCTCTACAGAAATTCAAGGAAGCCGGGGTGAGGGCTTCACACTTTTCTTACGTTGGGGGTAAAGATCCTGGAGAGATTTGGTCTAGGGGTGGAGACACCGCTCTGAGACGTGCATTTGGACTGGAGTGAAAATGGCTGCATCATCAAGTGATCTGTGGGAAGCGGGACAGGACGTTCGGGAAATCATGCTCAAGCTGATTTCTCAGTACCATCCCCATCTGGCTCTGGTGGATAGCGAAATTGCTATCATCTTCAAGGCGAAGGCATCCAAGAGCAAGGGTCAGGTGGTTCTGGGTAGCCCCAAGAAGGCAGGAGCCATCCTGAAGGTTCTCGGCAAGGGTGAGTACAAGTTCATCTTGGAGATTGCAGCAGATGAATGGCAGTCTCTCTCTGATACACAGAGGATTGCTTTCATGGATCATCTTCTCTGCGGCTGCAAAGTCGAGGAGAATGAAGAAGATGGGACAATCAAGTGTTCCCTGGTGTCTCCTGATGTTCAGTTCTACTACCAGGAACTTGAGCGTCATGGTGACTGGAGACCTCGTCCCCAGGAACAGGGTCAAGTCTCCATGTCTGTAGAGGAGATGTTGGGTAGCACCCCTACTCCTGAGACTGTCCCGTAGTCATGGGCTTCTACACTGATCCAGAGCCCCCTCTGACACCGGGCCGATACAAGCACTTCAAGGGTGGGTTCTATGAAGTGTTTGGGGTAGCTCGGTACTCTGAAGGTGATGAATGGGTGGTGATCTACAAGTCGGTAGATCACCCCAGGATTGTGGTTCGGCCTCTCAGGATATTCATTGAGAGAGTGTCTCTTCCTGATGGCACTGAAGTCCCCAGGTTTGAGTTGCTTTCTCCATCCATGCCTGGGCCTGCCACTGAACTAGAAGAAGTCATCCGTCGGCGTTTACCCCGTTGAGGGGTTTCAATCTGCTCGGACGTTCCGAGGACAAACAGATTAAACCGAAAACTCCCGTGAAGTCGGTGAAAGCGATGCTGAGAGAACGATACCGTTTCAGACGGAACAGTTCCTTGGGATCTCCGTCCGTAGGAGCCTGTACCGTCAGGCCCAGAGCTTACTGTGAGGGGACTAGGATTCCTAGCACTCGCACAGCCCTAAAGTTGGTTACCCCAGTTTATTGAGGTTCCAATGAACGGTAGCATGGGGTAAGTACCTCATGTCCCTAGACACAACCTACCGTCCTAGAATCTACGATGACGTGCTCGGACAAGAGGGCACGATCAGGGTGCTCCGTCAGTTCGTGCATACGGGCAAG